CTGCTGTCATCGTGGAAGGTAATGTTCACTGGATCATAGCTGACTTTTTCTTGTTGCACTGTCTTGCGATTATAAGCATTGTAGGTTTTAGTAGCTACTGTGAACTTAGGCAAGTTTACCTGTTTAGCCATCATACCTGTTTCAATTTGTGCTACCTGCTGTATGCCTGATATGTCTGTGTTGATGTCCATGAACACATGGAATAGGCTTTGATATTTGGGACTTAGTCTGTATAATCCATCAATGAAAGTTCGCGCGGCATGTTGATAGTCGCGGATGTTTTCTTGTGGTGCTATGGCTTGGAGCAGTTGTCCAAATATATTGTTTTGACTCATACTATTATTTATCGTCAAAAAAAAGCCCAGAATTAACTGGGCTTTTGTAATTGTCGTCTAGATTAGCCAGTAATTACTGTACCTAGTGTTCTTGCTACTGTTGAACCAATACCGCCACCTAGTGGTGTTTGTAGTGCGTTATCGTAACGGATTGTTAATCCAATTTGAATTGGAGCATTTTCACTGTAGTTAACGTCACCGTAGTCAGCTGACATTAAGTAGCATCCATCTAGTTCCCAAGTTTCAAGAACGTTTGGAGTGCTTGTGCCATTACCACCATCAAGGATTTCAAGAAGTGTAGTGAATTTGTAGTCAATGCCTGAACTTGCTGATGCTTGTTCAAAGAAGTCAAATTGTTTCTGCATCTGTTCGCCAACACGTTTAGTAACTTCACCTGATGCGTCGTCACGTAGATTACATGTAACTTCAGCCCAGGTTGGTTTACCAGCTAGATAAACTTGGCTGTTATAAACTGGAATAGTAATATTTTCAAAGCTCACGCTTGGACGTTTGAAGTCAATAACTTGTTTTGTTAACTCAGTTGTAGGTTGTGTAACACCAAAGTTTAAGAAAGTCACGCGAAAGCGGAACTTTAATTTTGGCATTAACAAGCCCTGTGAACTAGCACTTTGACTTGTTGATAACGGTACTGTAAAATTACTTAATGATGATGTTGCCATCTTATTTTCCCTTTAATACTTTATAGTATTTACCTATTTTTCTATCGCGTTAGGGGAGTGTTGCCACTCCCATTAACTGCGTATATTATTGTATCGTTAAAGCTGCACCAGTGTTTTGTAAACGTACTGGAATGTAAATAAACTCAATAGCTTTAACTGGTTGTATCGCGATATCAACCCATAACTCATTAGCATCAATTCTGCTTGGTGTGTTGTTGGTTGTATCACAAACTACCAAGTAGTCATAGATACCACGTTTAGCAACTAAATCGTGGAATACAGCGTTGAATGCTGATTGTACTTGACTACGTGTAATCGCGTCATTTGGTTCAAAAATGAACGGAGCTGCGACTTTAGCTAGAACTGTGCGTAAATAAACCACTAAACGAGCTACGTTGATACGATCCATTGCACTAGCTGAAGGAGCACGTGTTTTTTGACCGTATGCTACTAAACCAACACCTGGTAATACTGTGATTGGGTTAACTTCGTTTTCGTATAATACATCACGTAAACCACTTGTAACACCAATGCTACGCCATACGTTATTGTCTGTGCGATCAACATAACCAATGCTTGATACGTTGTCAATTAAACCACGACGTACACCAGCTGGTGCAAACCATGGATAAGCAACTGCATCACTGCGGATAAATGTACGCAACATCATGTGGCTTGGTGGAACAGCGACTGAATTACCATCTAAGTTAGTAGCTAAACCACTTGGATAGTAAACACCTACATAGTCATCATGGCTAACTAAACCTGTTTCGCCATTGTCAGCTGCGAGAGCTGCATTGTCTGCCCAGTTCATCAATGTTGTTGAATCGCTAGGTAAGTCAATTGGACTGTCACCAATGATAAATGCTGTGTTTGTGCGATCGTTGTTTAATGTAATCATGTCTTGAATCAGTTCTGGATATCCAGGAGCGACGATTAAGTTAAACTGTGTTTGTTCTTCACGTAGTGTCGTGCTTGAAGCGATAGCTTCTTTTAGCGCACGGACTACCACTGAACGTTGTGCTTTGCTGCCAAAGTATGGAACGCCAGTTGTAGGATCTACACCACTGTGTGTGATCCAAGCTGCTGACTGTGTACCTGTTACTGTAGCTAGTTGTGTTGAATTAAATGCTGCACTTTCAAACTGTTTAACATTATAACCACTGCGACGTGTGTTGAACAATAGTGTACCACGTGCATATTCTTGTGCCAATGGAGCATCTGGATCTAAGTAATCGCTGGTTAATAAACTCACTGTTGAAGGCAAGCTGTCAGTGATTGGATTGACATTACCTGTAGCACTCCAACGTGCATCTGCGAACAAGATACCGCTGGCATCAACGTTGTCTGCATTGTCAATTAAATCCCAACCGCTACCGTTGTAACGGCTTAATACTGGATAACTGCTTAATTCAGTGATACTGGTGTTGATCCATAAGTCACCTGCTTTAAGTTGTCCACCACTGACTTGTGTAGTAGGTGCACTGGCAGAGAAAATCACACCAGTTGCATCTGTCAATGACAAGTTGTAACCACGTGCATCGTTAGTTACATTGTGGTAACCTCTCCAATGTGTACCATCATTGATCATGACATCTACATCTAATGGATTGCTATAATACCATAGCGTACCATCTGTTGGATTAGTATATGGAGCAGTTAAACTATATGTATAAGTTAACGGTGTAAATGGACTTGCCAAGTATACACTGTTAGTCACGATTGTTTGTACTTTAGCATCACTTAATAAACCTGCTGTAGCTAGTGGAGTACCAACTAATTCTGTAAATTGGATAGTACCACCTGCTGTGTGGGTGATGTAAATAGCACCGCTGGCATTAAAACCAGCTGTGATGTTTGGTAAGTTAGCACCTAGGATACCACCAACTAATGCTGCCGCTGTATTAGCTGATAATGTAACTGTAGCTGAAGCCAGTGTAGCTGTACCTGGTTGGCTAACTGCCATCGTAAAGCTGTCATTTTGGTGATATGAACCACCTGCACCTGATACTGTGCCTGTGATTGTCAATACACCTGCTACGTTCTTGATATAAGGTTTGAATGTAGCTGTTGTTGTGCTTAGTGTGTCATATTTGACATAAACTTGTCCAACTGGAATACCTGCACCACCACCTGTTGAATCTAAAGCATAGATAGCATCGCTGTCTGTGTCATATAGTGGAGCTGTTAGTAGTTGCCATGAGCTTAATATAGCACTGTATTCTTTAACTGCCCAGTTAGCACCATTACCAGTAGCTGTGGTTTTAAACCATACTGAACCATCTGGACGTGGAGTTACATCACTGTTTCTCCATGCTGGTGGGTTTGTGTAGCCACTGAATGTGATGGTTGGGCCATTGTAAACATAAGCATTAGCACTGATCGTTGCTTGGCTTTGGAATAAACCCAATGGACCCGCAGCATCAGTACCACCAATGGTTGTACCTGATTTAATCGCTAGTTTACCATCTTTAACAGCAATATTACCGCTACTTGCAGCTAGGCTGTCTGCGTAGATTAACAGTTGTCCTGTTGAACTAGCACTTGCGCTAACCCCTTGGATAGCTGCTGAATTGATGTTAGTAGCCACTGAACTCACTGTCGTGCCTGTTAATGTAACATTTACACCGTTGATAACCATTTTCCAACCCACGCTTAGGCTTGGATTTGCATTAGCACCTGTGACTGTTGCAACTACGTCTTTCCAGCTGTCACTACCAACTAAACTCCAGTTATTGTTATAACCTTTGTAGTAGATAGGATTGCTTGAACTTGTAGCAACCACAGCATAATCACCAATAGCACCATATGAACTTAAAGGAACACCACCACTCAGATATGCTGTTGAAGTAATAATGTCTGGAGTTGTTAGGGTAAAACCTTCTTCATTAGTCCATTCATAGATACCCCAGTTAGTGTTGGTTAAATCTAACCAGTATGTACCATCACTTGGTGTACCTGTTGGGCGGACTGCTGTACCTGTAAGTTGTCCTAAGTCAACATTAGCACGTTGTACGTACATTTGATTAGTAACACCTAGAGCTGAGTAAGCAGCCAACAAACCGTATTCGTTTTGTTCGTCACCGTTTACTGGATTACCTGCAGCATCAACAGTAAACTTAGGAGTACCAAAGTAGTTAACCAAGTCACGTTGACTGGTAACTGTAATAACTTTTTCAGCATTGGCAATAGTAGTACCAGTTGCTAGTGTGTTGCTGGGTGTCAATTTGTTTGCCGCTGTAGCTACCAGCACGAACGGAATTGAACCAGCTTGGGTTGGCGCATATTGACTTTCATCAATGATGGTTACTGATACGCCAGGTGAATTTAATGTTGCCATAGTATTGTTCCTCTAAATGGATTGCTTTCATATATTTATAAGTAATCAGTAAATTTGGTGTGTTTAGGTGCCCTTTTAAAGGTTTGCATAAATAGGCTTATGCAATGGCGATTATTATGCACAGTTTGCGGTAAAAAACCCTGTGCAATCAATTATAAACGTGGGGATAAAACCTACTATAGGACCCGCTGTGATTCTTGCATACGTAAGAAAAAACAGCTACCTGCACAAAAACCTCGCTGGATGTTAGAAGGATATAAGAAAAA